CGTGTACGTCCGGCCAACCCACGGAACCCGTGTAATCGCGTTTCGTAGTGATGGAATCGTGCGGACTTGCTCGGAGATTAGCTTGGAGAGGAACACCGGGTCGAGAACATTGTTGCCGTTGGTGGTGGACGTATCCAGCGCCTTTTGCAAGACGTTCGACATATTGATATCCAAGGTGAGGAGAACCATTCCGCGACTGCCCTTGGACGTGCAAGCAGTGCGGCCTTAATATGTTTGAAGGTCTAGCTTAGAACCGGATACACTTACGCAACATCAACGCAAACGCGTCCTCGTTGTCAGTGTCGGCCGTCTTTTCAATGACGCCATTGGCCCCTTTGAGGTCGGGCCGCGCTTTGAGGAGTTCCTTAACCGTGGATTGAGCCACGTCACGGATCTCTTTCTTAAGCTCATCGAGCAGCGAGCTAACCTGCTCTTTTGAAAGCGGGTCTGCATCGGTGGCTTCGTCGGACTTCCCGGCAATCACACCGCCGGTCATATCGCCCGCACTACCGTTGGCATCGCCGTCGTCGTCACCGTCGCCATCCTTGGCTTCGTCTGCGACGTTGAGTACCGATTCGGCACTGTCACCGAGCAGGGCGCGAACCTTCGACTTCACGGCATCATCGCCGGAGTCGTGAATATCTTTAAGAGCGCCTTGGGTGGCAGCACTGAGCTTTGCCCCGCTCTTTTCGAGTTCTTCGTTGGTCATGGAGTTGGTATCTCCTGATTTGTTGGTTGAATGAAACTCCTTACAGCGGGGATGGGAATCACCAAGGATACTGCAGGCGCGCTTTAAAATAGCGTCCTGCTTGTCGGCGGGTGCGTGACCGATAAGGTGTAGTGCGGACTCGGCATCGTGCGTATTACCGGGTCGAATCGGGAACTTGCCCTCACCGTTCTCGGTATAGGTCGCGTATTTGTCGCGGTCTTGGGCCGAGATATCGCTTTTTACAAGCTCGCCACGTGCAATCGCATCTTGAAGAAGTTGATCCTCGGTATCGGCCGCATCGACGGCAACCAATGCTTTGGCAATGGCGGTTCCGAAGGTCGCTCGGTTTGCCGGGTTCTTCGTTAGCATAATATGGTCGAGCGCAACCGCTTCGATGATACGCTTACAACCTTTTTGGACCGAATCACGGGCGGCGGTGATACTGCCGCCAACGCTAAAGCCGACTTTGCGGCCACGTTTGATAGAACGCCACGCCTTGAGGGCATCAACGTCATCCTCGTAAACCTCGGCCTTGATAACGAACTTGTCACCATCTATAGTGGCTTCAACAATCTCGCCAATCTCGTCTTTAAGCTCGTTCGTGTGGGAGGTCGTTAAGGGCAGGCCAACGGCGGTCTTGAGCATCTCGGCAAGCGCGTTTCCGCTCATTCGCTCATGTTGGGCATCCAGGTCGGTCGTTGAAGCGACGCCTTCAAGATAACGCTTCCCATCGGCCTCGCCCGCCTTGGCGATAATGTCAAACGAAATGCTAGGAATCATGCGGCCTCTTCGGAGCTGGGTTCGTTATCTTGCATGGTCGTAAGTTCGGTGACGTTCGGGACGCAAATACAACGGCAGTTTGGATGGGAAGGCGGTGAACTATCACCGCTTGGGAAGTCGTCTCCCAATCCAACCACCTCGTCTTCGTTGAGCGCGCATTGACCGCAGGCCGACCCTTCGGTCATCCAGCGCCACGTCTGTGCCCCCGCTTCTTGAAGCGTGGCTAACATGGCATTGCTCGCGGCACGGGTTCCTTCGGTTCGCGCGACCATCGTCGCCCACGTCTGATTATCAAGTGTGCGGATACCGCCGTCTTCGAGATAATACGTGATGGAGTTTCCGAAGCTCGAACGGATACCCGAGATAACGTCTTTAAGCGTATGTTCGTCGGACTTCGCATCGGCAATGGCCTGATAGACGGCATCGGCTTGGTCGGCGGTGAGGGTTGAAAAGACGTTATCGGCTTGCTCGTTGAGATAGCGCAATACTTTTTCGTTCGCTTGTTCGTAGGTCGTGGCAATTCCGAACGAGCGCGTCTGCGTGGTGATGATATCTTTTGCCAAGGGCAGTAATGCGTTGACGAGGGCGGCATTGCTGCGCCCGAAGCTCTGGAATACAAGCGCGGATATAAAGTCGCGTAGCGCGGCATCGGTTTCTGGAAGGTCCTTAAACCCTCGCAGAAACTTTGACCGCGCCTTCTTGAGAATATCAAGCAAGACGGCTTCAATCTGTGGGTCGTATCCCTCTAGGATACGCTGCGTCTCTGCGGCGTTTGTGGTCGGCGGGGCCACCTTCTCCAGCAGGTCGAGGATCTCAAGGTAGAGGGTACGGGGACTCGTCACAGGGCTTTACGCAACTTTTTAAGGGTCGCCGTCGCTTCACGAATGACGAGCTGCTTTTGGGTTTCATCGTCGTCTTCTTGGTTTGCTTCGGTATTTGCTTGATTTGGTAGTGGCGCGGCCGGGGCTTGGCCAAGTTGAGAGACGACTTGGACACCCTTGGCATTAACGTAGGCTTCATCGCCGCCCTCGACGGGGTCCGTACCGCGAAGTTTGCGAACTTCGTTGATGGTTAAGCTGCCGTTATTGAGGCCCAGATTCCAAATGGTTTCCTGTTGCTCGTTATCTTCGAGGTCGGCCATCTTGAGCTTCAGCATGATATTGGCCGCGCCAAGCTGCTCGAACGGCTCGATGATATACCGATTCACGTCGCGTTGGATCTGCATCGCCTGCGACCAGCACGTGTTATGAACGAAGTTCCGATACTGTTGGACCGACCCCGCGCCGTTTAAGCCGCTGCCTTCATTGGTGCCGAGCAGACTCAACGGGACACCGAAGGTATGGGCAATGGTGTCTCGATACCACTCGCGCAGCTTGAGGTAATCGCCCTCGTTGGTGGTATCGAGGTGTTCTATTTTTGTGGCCAGCGGGGTAATGATGGACTTGCCGGCGTTTTGTGGACCGGCGTAGTTTTCCATGAACTGTTCGTGGAACCGCTCAACATCAGCATCGCTTGTATTCTCGGGAAGACTTACGATGGTTTGGCAGTTGATGTAGTTCATCAATTTGGATTGCTGATGCTGACTAATAAGTGTGTCGTTGGTGATAACGCTGGAGATTGGCTCCAGCGGGGAATCCCCGTAGAACTTGTCCATACTGCCGGGATAGAGCAGCACCAAGACTTCCTCGGGCTTGAAGTTGATTATCCGCGCGTCATCAGTGGTTTGTTTGAATCCCAGAACGTTGCCGAACTTGTCACCCAGGACTTCAATCTGTTGCGCGGGGAGGACTTGCATCCCGGTCGGGATGCCGTTCACAACAGCGGCTTGGACGAGGTCCTCAAGTTCTTGGGTGAAGTCTTGAGCCACGACGGCGGTGCCGGTTCCCAGCGACTTCTGGATGATACCCCGCGCTTGGGTCGCATCGAGCCCCTGGCGTTGAACTTCAAGGTAGCACACCCCAAAGACGAGCTGCTGAACCGCAATGGAGCAGACGAGTTCCTCGAAGCTATCCGATGGATTGGGGGCGTTGAGGAAGTCTTCAAGCTCGGGAATCTCAAGCACGGTGGCGGCCTCGTCTTTGGCGACGAGTTCGTAGCCCTTGGAGATAGCGCGCCCGATGGTTTGGATGCAGCGATACGCCCACGGGTTGTTCCGGTAGGCTTGCCACAGGGATTGGTTGATCCGGTTGCGGGTGCGCTCTTTAGAGCCGAGCGAGGGATTCCCACGCGTTGAGTAGGACCGCTTGGGCGCCGGGACGCTTGTCTGCGCTTTGGTGAACCACGATAAGGGGTTAATGGCGGTTGGTCTGCTCCCGCAAGAGGTAGAAGTCTCGCTCTATGAACGAAGTACCGGGCAGATGAACCACAGGTGATGGTCCGCTTTGGGACGGGGTTCGGATTATCACGAAAAAAGAACCAACGAGGCCAGGCATCAGAAGTACCTGCAAGAACCGCGTATCGGGTTACGTACCGTATCGGGTTAGGCCGCGTCGAGATAGACGGGTTTTCCATCCTTGGTGTAGGTGAAGACCGGCCGTGGATCTGCCGCTATGACCGCTCGCTTCTTCGGCATCATCGCCGTACTCAAGATAACGGAACTGCCGCGTTGCTGTAGTGAGGTCGCAAGGTAGCGTAAGGCGTCGATGCAATGGTCGCCATAACCGGGCTTCGGTACTTCTTTGGCGCTGGTGGACTTCCACTCGTAGGTCTCTATCTCGGTTATCAGGTTCTTGCAGTCGGTGGCGATGCGGAGCTTACCGTCTTGTAAGAGTTGGTTCAAGATGGCAATCCCGGCCACGACACTGCCCGGCCCCTTTTTCACCGGCTCGATGTTGGTCACGCCGTTCTCTCGATAGGTGGAGACGGTTTCAAGGTGCGTATCGCTATAGATTTTGCGGAGCTTCTCGCCGGGGAAGTTGGGGCGCAGAATAGCCTTGCAGTGCTGCGAGATGGTTTTCTGTCGCTCGTAATACTCATGGTAGACCCAAAGTCGGCCCTCTTTATCACGGGCAACGCGAACGAGCGCGGTGGGATCCTTCTCACCGAAGTCCAGACCGCCAAAGCACTGCCAATCCGACGCGATGGTCGTGGTTTTTCTATCAAACGTATGGGTGTCGGCATCCCAGCTTGAAAGACAGAGCCCATCTTGGTTGACGAAGCGGCCTTCTAAGCGCCGTTGTCTATCCAATGGCGAGCTAACGCTTTGCTCAAGCATCTCGCGGTTGGCTTCGTTCGCGGGGTTATCGAACGTCCCGATATACAGGACGTGAACGCCG